AATTGGCAAATCAGCTTTTGTCAAATACTGCCTACATCACTTAAAATGTTGCCTATTGATTTCAGGTAAATATAGTGATATTTGCAACATAATTTTTAAGACAGATATGGAATTATGCGGAGGGGTAATTTTTGACATTCCTAGAAATAACAAAAATAATATTTCATACTCTTCAATTGAATCCATAAAAAATGGAATGATTGTAAATACAAAATATGAAACTGGGTCCCTATTGTTCAATGCCCCACACGTTATAGTATTTGCGAACGAACCCCCCGAATTAGAAAAATTAAGTGAAGATAGATGGGTAGTAACCAACTTGGATGATGTTTTATGAAAAAATTGAAATGACTTAAAAAAATTGAAATGACTTTTATTAGATTCCTCAATGAGGAGTGTAATAAAAAATTGGAATGGTTTAAAGTGCTGCGCACCCCCGCTAGGGCGGGGCCCCCGCTCTTTTTCAGATATTGATTCACTTTAGTATACAAAAACAGGCAAAAGAATGAATTATGTACCTTCACTAATAGTTCAAGTTACCTTTTTTGACTAAAAACTTAATGGAATAAAAATATAAATCAGACTTATATGTCCTCATACTCTACCCTCAGACTGTAATGATATTCCGCTGGGGTTATTGCTGTTGAACTTCCATCCGCATTGACGGCTTGAAGAATTAAAAATAAATTGATATTTGTTGGGCTTGTCGCACCATCACTAAATTTAATTACTTTTTTCATATAAGGAGCTATATTGAAATAAAATGGACGACTAAACTTATCATTGGAAGCAACGGAATTGGCTAAAGGATTGATAGCCCCACCATTTGCGGTTGTTGAACCGAGAGTTAAAACTTTGGTCTTATGGACGGTGTATGCGTCCGAATTTACTGATAAATTCATATCCAGCATGTTTGCTTGAAATCCACTTGCTGTTGAACCTGTCTCAAAAAAATCGTTAGCGATATTTGTTGAAGACAATGATGTCGTATTGATTACTTTAGACGAAACAATCCACATTTTTACATAAATTGGACCAACGTTCGGATTAGAGATTGAATTATAACCGAGCATGTTTATGTGGCCGCGCACATACCCTCGGACAACCTTGATGGAATTTCCAATGCGATGCACTGTATTGTTGCCACCAACTGGAGTTGGAACTAAATTCAGATTAGTCGGAGTAGTTGCATTTGCACAATTGATATTTACATTTGCTGCAAATTGAAGTGATAATTTATTTTCTGCTTGACGATGTATTGCCTGTTTCACATATCGTTTGACACTTTTGGCAACTGTTTTCTTAGTAAAGCGACGTTTCCTAAAAACAACCTTTCTTGAAGATTTCTTTGAATACTTCATATATTAAGGAGAGAAAATAAATTTCGTTTTTCTCTCTAAATATATTTTCTAAAGTTAATATATCTATGAATAATTTTTTTCAAAACTGGGTTCCAATGGATCCAAAAGAAATGGAGGAAGGTAATACTGATTCTCTTCCTCCATATAAGCGTCCCGCACCTTGTATACATCACTTTTTTACATACAACAATTATGACAAAGAACATTTGGATCTAATTGACTGTTTTTTCAAACAGATTTGTAAATCATTTGTATTTCAGGAGGAAACAGGTGAAAATGGAACACCACACCTACAAGGTGTAATTTCTCTCCAAAAGAAAATGAGATGGAGTGAATTTGGATTACCTGCACAAATTCATTGGGAAAAACCTCACAATGTTGCTGCCTCTTATCTTTACTGTTGTAAAGAAGAAACCCGAACAGGTCGTGTTTTTTGTTTTAATTTTAAAATCCCAAGACCATTAATGCTCATACAAAAATTGCGCCCTTGGCAAGAAGATATTTACAATATATTAAAGGGTACCCCCTGCGACAGGAAGGTACATTGGTATTGGGAGACAACTGGAGGAATTGGCAAATCAGCTTTTGTCAAATACTGCCTACATCACTTAAAATGTTGCCTATTGATTTCAGGTAAATATAGTGATATTTGCAACATAATTTTTAAGACAGATATGGAATTATGCGGA